TGTAGGAATACTTTATGAACATGATCCTTCATCAATATATCAATTATACCTCCATATACATCTTTTACTATCGGAGCATTATCTCTACGTTTTAATACAATCCCCATTTCTTTACGTTTACCTTTATTTGGATCATGTTCATAAAGTATTCCTACATAACGTTTCTTCGACAGTAAACAAAATGGCATGAATGTCTTTTCATATTCTAAATCATGAGGACCTTTCAAAAACTTAGATGCTAAATGTCCTGCTTCTTGTGCCAGTTCAATTGTAATTTCTAATGCTTTTTTCCCTCGGATTGGTTCTCCTTCTGGGGTTTGTAAATTAAATGTAAAGAATACTGAATCCGTATTATGAACAATCATATTACCAACACCTGCTGCAAAATGATGGTTATCAGTTGTTAGATCATATACAAACCCATTATATTCAATTTCAGTCATTTTTTTAATTGCATATGGATTTTTACGTTGCTTATTTCTTGTCATAGTAATACGATAAATATCTTGCTTGTCTTTTCTGGTATTTAATGATACTGACCATCCTAAAGTTTGTGCTAACCAGCTTATATGAGAAGCACTAATTTGATTTTTTTGATCTATTCTAGTATATCCATTTTTATCTTTATCGCCATCCGCATCATATAACCCCTTAAAGAATTCACTTCTGATTTCTTCATTACTTTGAAATATTACAGACGGAATTATTTTTGACTTTTCATAATATATTTGCTCACGAAATTTTTTTACAAAAGACACGATCGAACCATACTTACTAGACTTGGGTGATAATTTATATACTCCTGAACTTTCCAGCGTAGGCATAATAACCCATTCCATATCTGGATAAACTTTACTACATAGTTGTTGATAGTATATAATCATTTCTTCAGAAGCATTATTAAGTGCCCAACTATGTTTTTTACCTGATGTACAATCATAACTACCACAACTGCCATCTCCAAAGAAGAACCCTAGAATTCTTGCTTCTTCCTTACTTATAGTGCTGTTAATTTCATTATTATAAGGGTTTGTAAAATGTAGTAATTCTGTTCCCAGCGAAACATCGTTTGGAGAAATTTCGTATCCGTCTTTGGTTATTAACGAATGATCATCCGTTACATCAACTACTCCTGTATGTGTTATTATTCTTATCATTTTTTTATGATGTGCCAATTTATGGCGAATGATACGATATAATTTTGTCCATCCATTTTCTGTCCATGTTTCTATTTCATTCAATTCACAAAACTCTTTCTCTTGTTTTCCTTTCTCTTTACATGTTATCCACTTATCATCTCCATATTTAGCTGCTAAATGTTCTATTGTAATATTTTCAATTATGCTGCCATTTCGTATGAAAATAGGAGTATAATTCGCAACACTATCTCCATAAATATATTCTGCTTTTGTTAAAACAGGACCATGATTCTCTGTATTACATATTTTATCTCCATATGTTTCCTCTATCAGTCGTTTTGCATAAGTTAATAATAACCTACCTGTTGCAGTAGTGCAAGCCGCAATATCTTTTTCATAAAATGTACTGGTTTTGGCGCCACACTGACCATATAACGAATTTGCAGTTAGCTTATAACCTAATTGACGTTGTTCTAATACTTGCTTCATAAAATCGTCTGTTTGCTGGGGAATGAGTTTTCGTGTCGATTTTCTGGCTTTTAATAATTCTTCCAAAATGGAAGGCATAATTGCTTTCCCTTCTGGAAACTGTGCAAATCTACATATTCGATGACCGCATTTTACTTTTTCTGCCGCTGCAGAAGGCGTTTTTCGCACATATTTAAATGCATCATATGTGACATCCACATATTCATACTCTGGTAAATTATCATAAATGAAATTACCTTCTTCGTCTTTTTCACCTATTTCTTTTATTAATTTATTTTCTAAATCATATTCTTTTATCCAAACCTTACTGTCGTGGGAGAGGTTCTCGCTTATCATCGAACTGGGATATAGCGAAGCATAATCTACACATGCAACGGGATTATCCAAATATAAATCGCATTTTGGATCCAATACAATCGCACCTTCATATCCTTCATCCATCGCGCCTTTTTCTATAACTGGCATTAACGTGTTTTTTTCGCGGCATTTTTTTGCAATATAACTGGTCAACTTAATTCCTTGACCACGCATAACTAAAAAGCTGATTGGAACACTACAAATGGTAGCCATCTCAATAAAACCCGTTAATATATCCGATTTATTAAAGAGATAATGAACTAGATTACAATCTTGAATACAATATTTTGCGACAATCCCTCGATCCTCTGCAGAACCATTCGAGAGGCGAAAGATATCCTTTGGCGTAACATCGTCCTTTGCTAAACACCATCTTAATTTCTTACTATCGTCAGGTGTTATATTTTCTTTAATACAGAAATATTTTTCTTCTTTATTAATTTCAGCTACCATAAACTTGGCACCATCTTGATAAAATTCAGTCGAATGTCCAATTTCTTCAATATGAATATAACTACCCTGTAATAATCCTGTCATATTTGAGGTTTCTATTTTGGTTTCTTTCTTTTTTTTATCATATGTATATTTTTTTATCATATCTCCAATAAAGTGACCAGCAACATAGTCTAACTTATAACTAGTGAGGTTTGATTCGCGTCTATAAAAGTTATAGAGGTCCACTTGTAATCGTCCATTCATTTTAATGAAATGTAAATCATGTTGTCCACTTGCAAGAACAATACTACTCTCTTCTAATTTATAACGCGAACTATCCCCTTCTTTATTACCGCATATTTCGTCTTTATTTCTAGATAATTTTAAGAATTGTTCCACACAATTATTTTCTTCGGCGCGTTTAAAAAGGAACTGATAATCAAACCCAAATATATTATACCCTATAATAATATCAGGGTCTTCTTTTTGAATCACTTTTTGCCACGCGAGTAAAACCTCCTTTTCGGTTTTATAACTTTCAATAATCGTATTATTTCCATCTATTTTTTTACATGTATTCAACGCAATACAGTGATTCATATTTGGTTCTTTTTCCCCATAAGTCATGAATGTAGACCCAATAAATGTTACTTTATCACCCTCTAACTTTGGAAATACTGCGTTTAATGAATTTGACGTCTCATTTATTTTTGTTTCGCGTGTCAACGTTTTATCAAATAATATATCCAAAATAGTATATTTATCGTCTACCTTTTCCTTTTTATTATATCCATATTCCGTATCATCGTCATCTTCATGTGATTTCTCAAACATTTTTTCAATCGTTAATAATTCTGTTAAGTTTTCGCTTGATTTCAAGTCTCGCATCGGACTGTTAATCCATTTGTTGAAAAGCACGTCGACTTGTTTTTTGGTTACTTTCGTTTTAGGATAAACTGTATCAATTTCGTTTATTGGTTTTATTTGAAACGCACTATAAATAAACTCGTTTAGTTTTATTTCACCCTCTTTTCGTTCTATCAATTGTTTATTTATTACATCGATAATATTTGTTGCCAATCTTTTATATGTTTTAACTGGGACAGGGAAATCCCCATGACTACTACTCGCTTCTATATCAAAACTACATATCTTATAAGGAACCCGTGTTTCCTTATCATTCAAGGGAACGATATCTTTAAAATGAATACGAATCTCGTAATTACACGTTGTGTTTTTAACGGATTCTTGAATACATTTCTTTTTTGGAAGTGCAATCCATCCTGATGGACTTATCTCTTTTATATGAAAGAATCTTAAGAGAGGAGGAATATTTGCTTCATATAGCATAATATCAGTATCATAAAAACTATATCCAGTTGTAAATAGCTTATGCCCTTTCTTATAGTCAGAATACCATAGATTTTTTACTTTATTAAAACATGTCATAGAGTGAAACTCTAGTTTTATAAATTTATGTTCTTTACCTGCATCAAACCCATATAATTTCCTCTTTTTAATTAATTTACATTCATGAATCCCGTCTTTATAATAATTTCCTATCTTTTCTTTTAAATGTGTTAAAAAGGCGGTTTTAATACGGATTGTCCAACTATCATTCACCAATAAATAAAAGAATGGTTTATAATCGGTTACTTTTATTGAGGCAGTTTCGCCCTTTTCATTCAAACCAAACATTTGAATTTCAAATTTACCCGTGTCTTGATACTTATTTCTTTCTTCATCAGAAGAATTATCATCTATCTGTTTGGAATTATAAACCTGGAAATCGAAAATTCTGAATGAGTAATCCATAATTGTTTTGTTGTCTTCTGTTTATTTGATTTTAATACTTCATTTTTTTCTTTTAATGAATACTTATTTTTACGGAATAATTATATTTTACGGAATAATTATAACTATTAATTATTATAATATATACACCTTTGAATATTTAAGTTCGCACAAAAATACGAATTAAATTATTCAAAGTTTAGGTCTTCTCATACCTTGTGTATATTTTGTTTATAGCAATTCGTTAAAACTGCTTGATTACTTGTTCTACATAGATAACTCGGTCTTTCTAAACCATATATTGCTTGGTGTGCTATCTTATAGATGTTAGATGAAGACGATTGTGGACAGGGTGGAAACGCAGAGAGTTTAAAAACAGGGAATGCCGGAAAAAGAATTGCATGTTCTGTGATAGGATATGCAAAAGAAAATTTTTCTTAAAAATTGAAATGTTTTTTGTTATGATACAAAGGGGATTAATTATATAATACTATCATGTATCATTTACCAAAAGAACTGATCGATTATATATTTAGTTTTGATGAAAATGAATTTCATAAATATAATTATAATAAATGTATTAATGAAATGAAATTTCTAGGATATAGGAGGCAAAGTATTGTGTTTTTTTCAAATATGTACGAGTATTATAAAATACATTTGGATGCGTCGCGTAATTCGCGTTTTCATAATCCTTCTAGTTATATTTTATCGTGGAATAAATTATGGGGAAATAGAATAGATAGAGATTATATAGACTTTCATAAAGTTAGCTATCATAAAGCGCCTGTGTAATGTCTACCATATTTACAATATTGACGCTGAGAGAAACCTTTTGGTTTATTACAATTTATACTTTTTTTATATTTTCGAGACCATTTTCCTCCCTTTAATTTATATATTTTTTTCCTACCAATTTTACGTGTTTTTGGTTTTATTTTTTTACATTTAGTATTGATCCATTTCATAAAATTATCTATGTTTCTCTCTTGAAATCCAGCATCTTCAAATGTTTCAACCTTGCTATTTTTAGATAAATATAATATAGTTGGAAAACTATTAACCTTATAGTTTAAATTATTTAATTGAGGTAAATGTGTTCGTTCTATATCACCAATCAAAATATTTTTATCTTGTTTTTTAAATATGTTTTCTATTTTTGCCCATTCTGGTTTCATTTTCATACAAGGATTACATCCTTCCATATAGATTAGTAAAAAAACCTTTTTTTTAGGGATCGATTGGTTTAGATCTCTAGCATTTTCTTCATTAAAATGAACTACTGACATATAATAAATAAAGAAAAAAATACTATTCTTTTTTATCCTTATTTATATATATGACTACATTAACTTTTTTATTCATTTTATTATTTTTAATAGGATTATATTTTTATGCAAAATGTGCTGATCCAGATTATCAAGAAGGTTTAACCAATCGCGATAATGGACAAAAATGCCCGAATATGTTAATTCAAAAAGATAGTAGATTTTTTTTATATAACTCACGCGTTGCAAAAGTTCCAGGAGTAAACCCAATAGAATTTGAAAATTTAGAAGATTATACAGAGTTTTTAGAGTGGCAACGTCATCAAGGGGTTAAGTGTCCGGTTTTATATTTACAACACGTTTACGATGCTCAAGGTAATCCTGTTTATAAAGTTAGACCCGGAGTTACAGAACAACAAGGTGGATTACCTCCCAGCTATGCGATGCCTCGCGGAATCGCTAATTCAAATGGTGATGTTATTATGGAAAGTACATTAGGTACGGAAGGTGCGAAGGCATATCCGAATCCGATGTTATTGGTAGATGCCGGAAGAAATGATCCTCCATATAATAAAAATTCAGTACCAAGTTTTGACCAATCATCTTTTTATGTAGGAACTACTACACCACTGGATGCGATGGATATCATACAAGAACAAAAACATGTCAGTCCTAATGCGATGGATCCTAACTGGGGAGGAATGAAATATACACAATCGCTTATAGATAAAGGATATTATAAAGATAATGAGGTTAGTATTAAGGTTGATTGATAACTCCTGCTATATTATATATTTTATATATTTTTATAAAATATATCAAACCATCGAAGATATATGAGAGACAAATTCTATATATTTATGTTCTCTGTAATTGTCCATTACGTCATCCACATAAAAATTTAAACAGAATTTAACCTCTGAAACCTTTTTTAAACCCCTTTGGCGCGATTTGTTGTTGACTCTTTGTTCCTGTGCGTCAGGGTTTTATTCGCTTTCGGTGACCATAATGTTTCTGATTTTTGGTTATGATAACATCATTATATGATTTATTATTAGATTTAATTGGTTCTGAATTATCTAGAAAATCTTCTAACCGTACCGGACGAGAAAATGTGGATTTGTCGCATTCGTTCATTATATTACCTCGCGATTACCTTTAAATTATTTATATTATTGTATAAAAAAAAATAAAAATAACAGATTTTATCAAATTTTTACGTTTTTTTTTTCCGAAAGTTTTTTCAGAAATTCAAAAATGGACAAAAAAAATGTCCAATTTTCCATTGGGGAAATACTTTTGCAAAAAACGAAAAATTTGTGACTGAAAAAATTCTTATGCTCTGGTTACTAAAAAAATGATTCAAAAAATGTGAGCATAATTTTTAAATTTGAATTTGAATTTTATGAAAAAAGGATTTAGGCGTTTTTTATCTTCGTAAGATATAGACGAAAATGACGAACATTTTTACGCCAAAAAACGCCTCAAAATTTGAGTGTAAAAAATGCAACTTTGGATGCTCTAAGAAATGTGATTACCAACGTCATTTATCTACTGCAAAACATAAAATACGAACAAATACTATAGAAAAAACGCCAAAAAACGCCACATCATGTTACAAGTGTAATTGTGGAAAAATATATAAACATATTTCATCCCTATGGAATCATAAAAAAAAATGTAATATTGAAGATAATATCATACCTGATTGCCAAGAAGAATTAGTAGTTGATAAAGATTTAGTATTGAATGTATTGAAACAGAATAATGATCTTATGAGAGAAAATAATGATTTTAAACATATGCTAGTAGAAACCCAAACACAAATGATGGAGTTATTGAAAAATGGAACACATAATACAAATAGTCATAATAAGAATTTTAATTTGAACTTCTTTTTGAATGAAACTTGTAAAAATGCGATGAATATTATGGATTTTGTTAATTCCTTACAATTACAATTGAGTGATTTGGAAAAAATGGGGGATGTTGGTTACGTGAATGGAATGTCTAATATTATTATTAAAAACTTAAAAGATATGGATGTTACCGAGCGTCCAGTACACTGTACAGATATGAAACGTGAGGTATTATACGTGAAAGATGAAGATAAATGGGATAAAGAAACGAGTGAAAAACCGAAAATTCGTAAAGCAATTAAATATGTTGCACGTAAGAATGCGCGATTATTACAAGAATTTAAGGAGAAACATCCTGATTGTAATAAATCAGAGTCCAGGTATTCCGATACTTATAATAAGTTAATGATTGAAGCGATGGGGGGGAAAGGTGGAGACGAAGAACAAGAAAGTAAAATAATTAAGCGATTAGCGAAAGAAACAACAATTGATAACTAATTCTATAAAAAAATAAAATAAAAATGTTATATAAATATAATATATAAATGTCGTCTACTTTTACATATTCAGATGCTAGTACTACTTCAAGTAACGATACTATAATTACAACTAGCAGTTATTCTATAATTATAAAATGATGATATAAACAGCTAAATATATTACTTTACAAAAAATATTATATTTATTTACTATCAACATATTTCATAACGGCATTTAGAGCAACTTGTGACTTGAATAGAGCATTCAGTGTTTGAACAGTTTTTTGTGGGTTGGATGGATCGACTGATAAAACCGTTTTTAACATGAGATTATTAATCAAGCCTTCCATATTCATAATAGCAGATTCATAATCGGTGCTATATTTACTTATAAGAAGTTGGTCATCTAATTTTACAGATGCTGCTTTAATTTGAGATGCAAACTGCTTCGCATTTCCTGCAAAACCATTACCACCGCTAGAATCATCGGAATTTGACGATCTCATTCCTTCTTTTGTATTAAAATCCATTTTCAACTTATTAAAGTCTAAATTCTTAAAGTCTACATATAAACAAATAATATATATAATAAATCCTATACCGATTAGACTAAATAGAAAGGTTAAATCTCTGTTCATTTGTATATAATATATTTTTATTTTTTCAAAAAAATGATTTAACTAATTGACTTTATATATATTATAGTTATAAATATGATATCTAAATGGATCCGTAAAACTATTCAATTATTTAAAACAACTGCATCACCAATAACATTAGGAAGGTGGAATAATAATCATACAAATTACCAAAAAAATAAAAAAATTGATTGGTCAAATCATGATCACTGTGGACCTTGTGGTAACTTGAATATACCAAAAAATGATAAAAATGATAAAAATGATAACAGTCCTAAGTAATTAAAAATTTTTGTAATATATCGCCAACATTCTTATTAATTTTTCTGGAGTCTCCTTTTTTATTTGTATAAGTTATATTTTTTAAACAGTTGGTGTCTTTTTTTAATTCATCAATAATATTAGTAATAGATTTATATTTTTCTAAAATAGCTTTTGCGGTAGTCGAACTAATACTGGGTATTTGACATAACATAATTTCGTTTATATTTTCAGGGGTTATATTATCTTTTTTAACCTTTTTAACTACATTTATATAATCCTTACATGTAGCAGGTTGTGTATGTTGATTATTTTCACTATAATAAGACATATCTTTATCATTTTCTTTTCCAATTTTATTGGTACTATTTAAAATATAAAAAGCGGTTTCTTCTAAAGAAAACGTACGGATTACAGAAAATCCCTTATAATAATTTAATGAGAGAATCGCAGAATGAACAGTCTGTTTATCGTTAGATTTATTTAAAAAACTTTTAGGACGATTTATATCTCCTTCGATTATATAAATAATATTATGATTATGGTGTTCATATGAGGTTAATCTATAGGATTGTTCTTCATATCTACCGTCTTTTATGCTAGATAATAAATCATTTATAGATTTTCTCTCGATTAATAGTTTAATAGATTCTTTGGAGTTTTCGATTATAATATCTCCGATAGGCAATGATATGATTTCTATTTTTATATCTTTGAATCGTGGGATTTCTTCCATCATTTTATGAATTTGTTTGATCAAATCATGTTCTCTACAATCGATTTTAATTTTCATATCATAATTAAAATGTTATTATTAAATTATTTTATAAATAAATACTTTAATAATAAGATATCTAACCCATATTACCACCGATGGTTGCTTTATAACCTGTTTTTTGTGTTTGAACGGTTCTGTTAGGAACACACCTGAGAGGCATAGATAACACAGATCCAACCAACATAGGGTTATGTTGATTAAAGAAATACCCTGAACTTGGTGCTAAACCTGCTTTTTTAGGACCACCACAAACATTAGTTCTGTTTACAATAGAGGCAGCATTTCGTGCACTTTTACTTCCGGACATATACACCATTTTATACATTACTGCGATATTTTTTTTTTCTAAATAATATAATTAAAAACAAATTAAAGTCATTATTTGATTAATATTATATGTCAGAATTTAAAAATGGTAATCACGACGATGATATAATTGTTTCTGAAGAGGGACTAGTTTTTAATCCTTTTAATCCATTGAATATTAAGATTAAATTGAACGATGTTCAATCTATTCTTACTAAATATAATATTCCAGCAACAGTCGATAACATTAGTCTATATGAAAGAGCATTTGTTCATAGATCTTATGTAAAAAGACCTGATTATGAAAACGCTCAACAGAATATAACTATAGTAGAACGCCCAGACAATTGTTTACCATTAAGTAGTAAATCAAATGAGCGTTTAGAATTTTTAGGTGATGGTATTTTAGAGGCTATTACCAAGTATTATCTATATAGAAGATTTCCAAAAGAAAATGAGGGGTTTATGACTGAAAAAAAAATAGCAATTGTTAAAAACGAAGCTATTGGGAGAATTGCATATGAAATGGGACTACATAAATGGCTTATATTGTCGAAACATGCTGAAGAAAAAAAGATTCGAACGAATTTAAAAAAGCTAGGCTGTTTATTCGAATCTTTTATAGGAGCACTTTTTTTGGATTTTAATAAAGTTGTTGTAAAGGATGAGGAAAGTTGGTTTCAAAATATGTTTGTTACAGGGCCAGGATTTCAAATGGCACAAAAGTTTATTGAAAATATTTTTGAACGACATATAGATTGGGTAGCGCTAATCCAAAATGACGATAATTATAAGAATATATTACAGGTAAAAATTCAAAAAGAATTTAAAGTAACTCCTCATTATTTGGAAATAGAGCATGATATAGATCTAGGATATAAGATGGGGGTTTATTTATGTTTAGGTCAACATATTTTTAATGTATCACATAATGATTCAGTTCATATATCCTTTTTCAAAACATTTCAGGCAATTCAACAATATGTAGTGGAAAATGGAAAAGCATTAATTTTTATGGGTGAAGGGCAACATAAAATTAAACGAAAGGCGGAACAAGTTGCATGTAACGAAGCAATAAAATTTATTGAAGAAAATGGTGAAACAATTGAGTAATTTTATAAAAATTATAAAAAGTTATATCATTATAAGTTATATGAGTCATTTAGAAAAATTAAAACAAAAAATGATGATAAAACCAATTCTAAAAGATCAAGAGAAGGTTGAAGTTATAATTAAAGGAAAAAATATTGGCGAAGAAGGCGAAATAACAGCGCCGATAAAAGCAACGTTAATTATTGACGAAACAAAAAAAGGGTTTGATCGGGACGCTGTTTTAAATAAATTGAAAAAGCAAAATGTGTTAAAAGTAAATATAAAAGATATATCATTTGGAAAGCAAGATCTACGCCAGCCTGATGTAACTTTATCAGAATTACCTAAAAAGGATAAACAATTGAAAAAAACAAAAAAACCAAAATTTATTATCGAAGAAAGCGATGATGAAGAAAAAATTCCCGAAACGGTCGAAGAGGTTATACAAATTAAAGAGGAACCGATAAAAGTAAAAGGGCGACGTAGTAAAAAAGTAGTAAAGGGTATCGCTGTTTTAGGTCCAGAAATGAATATAAAAATAGGAGATACCCCTATTATGGATCGTATTTATAAAACAAAAGATCCTATAAATATTAAGGTTTCAAGTTATTATATGAATAATCGCGAAATTTTTATAAATTTTATTAATT